TTACTTAAAGTAGGCATTTGTATCATAAATCATACATTTTGTTACTTAATGCTCACTTTATGAATCAAAACCCTATTCTTTCAAGCCCATAGTTTTCGCATATTTCTTTAGCATATTTCTTAAAGACTGCATCATGCAAATGCCAATCTTCAGATTTATTTAATCTTCTCATATGTATAATTTCATGCAACATTGAGGAAAGTAAAATCGTAAAATTTGGATTCATCTCACGGGAAATTAGGATTTCATGTAAATCAGTTTCACCATTAAAAGTATATGTTGCGTAACATTCTTCACCATCGTGGAAGACCTTATCAGCTACTTTAAAGTCAATCATTGCTGTGTTAGGCATCTTCCATTTATTAACTGGTGGCAGTTGGCAGATTAAACAATAAATTGATTCAAGTATCTTAGGAGTGGCTTTCATGCACTTTGCCTCTAAATTCAAAGTGATTCTTATCCCATACTCTTACAAGTTCAGGCATAAGTAATTTACCTTTATAAAAAGTAAGAACTGCCCATCCGGCCATCCAATCGCGTGGACTATCCTCTGCATATTCAAATTGTCTTCCTAAAGGATCAGCAAGAGTGCCAGTTTGAACTCCATACCTTGTGCCGTTATAGTCAGTTAATAGATTAACCGCTCCAACGTGTGTGTGACCAGTAACAAAGTTAACCCCACCATGCAAGGTATTATTTCTACCTGCCATCGCCCCACCTTTGTAACGATGTTTAATAACTGTATCTTGATTAATCCAAAGTGAATAACAAGGCTGCCAAAGTGGAAAATAGTCCCTTAATTGCGTACCCATCAAACCTTGAAGCTCTGGTGCTTTATTGACAATTAAACTCTCATATCTAGCATCATGATTTCCCATTGGCCAGATTAAAGGTGTTTGTTTTAATACTTTATTTTCTATTTCAGTTAAAGATATTTGACAAGCCTCAAGTTCTTCTTTGACAGTAGGTAATTTATTAAAGTTTATTGATGGATACCTAGATATTGAAGCACCATCAAACGCATCACCATTATTGACTACACATTTAATTTCTTGTTTGTATGTTTCTAAAAACTTTAATAATCCTCGATAGGCAGGAGTTGGTTCATCAGGCCAAAAGTGGGCATCCGAAAATACCACTACCATTCCATTCTCTATATTTAATTCTCTGCGAGTATTGCCAGGAGTAACTAATCTAGTAGGCTTTGCAGTAAAATGATCAGAATCAAGAGAAAGCCCATGTTTTATTTCTAAATTCTTTCTTCTTTTATAAACTGCCCTAAGATCCATATTAAAAAATTCAGACACTTTAGCAGCAGATTTAAATTCTCGCCAAACACGTATAAATTCTTCATCAGTAGAGTATTTCATATTTACCCCTTTATAATAGCGATTTATAACACAAATTTATTAATATACAATGACATACGCTAAAAGAGTAGATAAGAATCAAAATGAAATTGTTGAAGAATTTAGAAAATTAGGTTTTAATGTGTATATTACTTCTCATGTTGGTAGAGGGTTTCCTGACATTATGGTGGGAATTGGTAACACTCATACTATTCTTGTTGAAATTAAATCGAGTGAAAAGGCTAAATTTACTGAGGCTCAAAGTGAGTTTATGCGTAATTGGAAGGGCGGGCCAGTAGTAAGGATTGATTCGATAGATGGTGTTCACAAACTCGCAAATATGTTAAAATAAGTCATCTCATGTTGAGATTTCTTTGCAAAGGAAAATAAAATGAAAGATTATGACGTTAAAGGTATGAGCGATTCATCCAAGAGAATGGCTTATCAAACTACTGCTGAAAAAAACAAAAAAGGTTCTTCTGGTTTGCCGGATGCTGGTAATATTCAAGCTGCTGTTGATTATGCAAGTAATTGCAGATTTGGCACAAAGCCAATGATTCAAGCTCCAGCTGGTCCTAAAGCTGAGCCAGTTCGTGTCAATGGTGTGCCAATGCCTAAAGAAACAAATATTAGCTCTGGTAACAAAGGCAAGTAATGGCTACTCGGAAAACTCCATCCAATTCATTAATGAAGCTGGGAACAGTCGTTAAGGAACAGAATGACGAGGTTTCTAATTGGCAAGCAAGGGAAGATTTAGCTTGCCTCACCAGAGCTAAAGAACTTGAATCAGATCGAAAAAGAATGATGGCAGTTAAAAAATATGCTGCTGCTCAAATTAAAACTTTAGAAAAAATTAAAGGAAGATAATCATGTCATTTACAGGCGTTGCAGTCGATACCCCAGTATTTTTAACTTGTTATGCTGATCAAGAAATTGGTTATTCAAAGGCAGCACAAGGTGCAGTAACTCAGGCAACTAGCAAATCAACAGCAGTTACATCGAACTTTAGTAATATTCAAGTAACGATGAACAATGCTGCATTGGCTGCTGGAGCAATTATTTCATTTACTTTGAATAATTCACTCATCTCAGCTCGTGATACTTTAATGGTCAATGTGGCTGGTGGAAATGCAACTGCTGGTACTTATACAGCATTTGTTTCAACTATCGCAGCTGGATCAGCAGTAATCAGTTTATATAACGTATCAGGTGGATCATTATCTGAGGCAGTTAAATTAAACATTGCAATTATTCATGGCCAAGTGTAATGCCATTAGTTAAATCTAAAAGCAAAGAAGCCTTTGAAAAGAATGTGAAGGCTGAGTTAAAGAGTGGCAAGCCTTTAAAACAAAGTCTTGCTATTGCCTATTCTGAAAAGCGTGAAGCTGGAAAGAAGAAGAAAAAATGAAAAATGGACTTTATGCCAATATTGATGCTAAAAGAAAACGCATAGCAGAGGAAAAGGCTGAAGGAAAGAAAGTGGAAAAGATGCGGAAGCCAGATAGTAAAGGTGCTCCAACAGCTGAAGCATTTAAACAATCTGCCAAGACTGCGAAAAAGAAATGAAGAAGCACGATAAACCAATTCCTCATAAAACAGTCGGTAAGGGTAAGACTTACAACCCAACCGATAAAGGTGCTGGGATGACTGCTAAAGGTCGTGCTGAATACAATGCTAAGAATGGATCTGATTTAAAACCTCCAGCTCCAAATCCAAAGACAAAGAAAGATGAAGGTCGTAAAGCTTCATTTTGTGCAAGGATGGAGGGGGTAGTAAAAAAAGCAAAAGGTCCGGCTGAACGTGCTAAAGCCTCATTGAAGAATTGGAATTGTTAAATTATGCCTTCCCTGATGGACTTAATCTCTGGTTATAGTCAAGGTGGTGCTCCAAGCGAAGGAAGCACTCAAACACTAGGTCAGGCTGCAAGAGATATATATCAAGGGTTAATTAATCCTAAGGCGTGGCAAGAAGTCCAACAGGCCACAAAACGCACACAACAAGTAATCCCATCAGTTTTAGAATCTTTAGGTCGTGGATCAATAGCACAAGTACCAGGCACAGCTGGTGATATTAGTGCTTTATTGCGTCAACTATCACCTGAGACAATGCAGCAATTATTTGGCAATAGGTTAGCTCCAACCACTGATGAAATCCTTGGTTATGTGCCTCGAATGACTCCTAATTATCAAGGTAGTGAATCTCATGAAATGATGGGTGGCCTATTGAGCCCAGCTCTAGGTTATTTTTCTAAACCGGTGGCAGCAGCTAGTAAACCATTTGCTAGAGCAATTGGAGAAAAAGCATACAATGAAACCGAAAATCTTTTAGAAAATTTAGGATTAAGGCCAGCTGTCTACAGACAATCTACTCCTTTAAGACCGAATCCCATGGTCGGAACACAGTTTGAACGTGAGTTTATGGGTGGATTAATAGAAAAAAAACCAGTAAAAATTGAAGATTTAGAAGGTGCAAGTGTCTCAATTATGCCTTGGGATTCTTCAAGCAGAAATTATGCTATCAAATCTATTTCAAATGAAACTTTACCTAATCAAGTTATTACTCATGGTGGACAAGATTATGCTAGAGATTTAGAACATATTAGACAAGAAATTGCTGGTGCTTCTAATTTAGATATTGCCAAACGAATTAAAAATAGAGATGCACAAGCTCGATTAGAAAATTTAGCTGCTGGTGGAAGTGGAAGAGTAATTCATATGCCAGTGACAATGGGTGAAGGTGCAGAAAACTTCAGTGTTATGCCTACTCAAGTAGTTTTAGGATTGATAGATGCAAGAGAGCCAAGTAGAAAATTTTTAAATGAATTAAATGAAAGTATTAAAAATTATGTTATTCGTAAAAAAAAGGGTGATGTTTATGTTAAAACTCAACCATTTAAAAATTTTAAAGGAGTTGATACTGAAGAAGGAAGAATGCAACTTTATACTGGAGAAGGTTTAGGATCTACAGCTGGAGAGTTAAGGAAGGCTTTAATAGATCGAACTGCTGGATTAAAGAAAAATCAAGAATATTTAGGATTTAATGCAGAAGATTTAGTTGCAGCAATTACTGATCCATCACTTATGGGTGTTCCAAAAGGATTTATTGGTAATACAGTATTACAAACTGATTTAAAAGGAATGAATTTATTACCTAGTAAAAATCAAACATATAACACAGATTTTACAGCTAAATATTTAGGTTCTTTAGGTAATAATGTACCAGCTGAAACATTAATGCCAGACGTATTTAAATCTATATCTCAAGAAATGGCTGGTAAAAGAGGTGATATAAGAAACAATACATTAGGTGCAATAGAAAAACGTAAAGAAAAATTTTCACAATTAATTGATAAAAATGTTATTGAAAACTATTACAGATATTTAAATGAAAACAAAAAATAATTATTCATTTTCAATAGATAACATTTGTGATTTTAAAATAGCAATAGCATCACAATACAATTCTATAAGTTCTTCACTATTAAGTTGTAAAGCATCTTTATTCAAATCAACATTCAAATATCCATCATTGTTACGAATTAATTTTATAGTTACCATGTTTTTCTCCAAAATTAGATTATACTAAATTAACAAATGTAAAGGAACAAAATGAACGAAAAATTAAAAGAATTTTATTTAACTTGGGTATTGATTAGTAAAATAGTTCCTAGTAACAGATTAGAACAACAAAGAGGTGAGTTATTAACACAAAAGTTGTTAGAATTGAGTAAAGTAATTGATCAAGAATTAGACCAAGTCGAAGTTATTTAAATTCTTAATAAAAGGATTTAAGTATTTTTTATAAACAATTGATTTATTTGGTAAAATTAAAATTTACCTTTTAATCACTTCCTTACAATAAAAGAATGAAAAAACACGAGCCAACTGAAGCAACAAGAGCCATAGTAAAAAGAACCTCTGGCCTTGGACTTCCACAAGCTCAAATTTGTGCTTTGATTGGTGGCATTGACATCAAAACATTGACCAAACATTATGAAGTCGAGCTGGTATTAGGTAAGGCAGAGGCCAGCACTAAGATTGCTGATACTTTATTCAATAAGGCACAATCAGGTGATACTACTGCGATGATCTGGTGGACCAAGGCACAAATGAAATGGTCCGAAACAGTCAGACAAGAGTTATCTGGTGCGGATGGTGCAGCATTAACTATTCAATTACTTCCACAAGATGAACAGGCGTGAAGCTCCATACTAAACAAGTAGAGGCCTTGAATGTCATTAATGGCGATGCAACATATGCCATGTTATTTGGTGGATCAAGATCAGGTAAGACATTTCTTTTAGTCCGGCAGATTATAGTCAGAGCACTCAAAGCTCCCAGATCACGTCATGCCATCCTCCGGTTTCGATTCAACCAAGTTAAAAACTCCATTGTTTATGATACGTTTCCAAAAGTGATGGAACTTTCTTTTCCTAGTGTTAAATACAACATCAATAAAACAGATTGGTTCATTACTCTGCCTAATGGTTCAGAGATATGGTTTGGTGGATTAGATGACAAAGAGCGAACTGAGAAGATTCTAGGTATGGAGTTTGTTACCATCTACTTGAACGAATGTAGTCAGATACCCTATAATTCTGTAGGGATTGCCATCACCAGACTTGCACAGAAAGTTGAACAAGTTATTGAAGGAAAGAACCCAACATTACTTAAACCAAGAATGTATTTTGACTGTAATCCACCTAACAAAAATCATTGGACTTATGCACTATTCATACAACACAGAGACCCTGAAACAAAGAATCCGATTGGTAACGAACAGGATTATGTTAATTTTCAAATTAATCCCACTGATAACAAAGAAAATCTATCATCTGGCTATTTGGATACGCTCAAAAATCTTAGTGCTAGGTTAAGAAAACGATTTCTTGAAGGCGAGTTTGCCGATGCCAATCCTAATCAGTTATTTAAAGAAGAAGATATTGACAAGTGGAGAGTGGAAGATGAGCGATTACCTGACTTTGTTCGTGTATTGGTCGGTGTCGATCCTAGTGGCTCTGGTGATACTGATAACGCTGATAATGATGCCATTGGTATTGTTGTTGGTGCTTTGGGAACTGATGGCAATGCGTATCTATTAGAAGATTGCACAATTAAAGCTGGACCGGCCACTTGGGGTAAGGTGGCTGCCTCTGCATTTGACAGACACAAGGCTGATCTTGTATTGGCTGAATCAAACTTTGGTGGTGCAATGGTCGAACAGGTTATTCAAACTGCAAGGCCTCGGACACCATACAAGGCAGTTAGTGCCTCTCGTGGTAAAGTAGTGCGAGCTGAACCCTTTTCTCTTCTTTACGAACAAGGTAAAATTAGGCATTGTGGAAGGTTTATTGAGCTAGAGGATGAGATGGCTGGATTTTCTACGCTGGGATATATTGGTAATGCTTCTCCAAACCGAGTAGATGCGTGGATATGGGTATTAACTGAGTTGTTCCCTGGCATGGTTCGAGATCGAGCAGAAAAGAAATTAACAATACCAAAGAAACCTCCAATGCTTACTAGGAATGGTAACTATGGTGGATCGTGGATGTAGTAAGGAGAATTTATGGCTGAAAAAGAAAAAGACATTATTGCGAGAGCTCAAGATAACTTTAAGAGTTGTTTAGACTGGGAAGCATTATCACGTCAGCGGTTTAAAGAAGATATGCGATTTTTATTTGCTGACTCTGATAATCAAGATCAATGGGAGCCTTCAGTCAAAGCTCGTAGACATATGGCCACTCAGCCAATGATTACGATTAATAAAGTCCATACTCACTGGCTGATGATTGTTAATCAGATGAAAGAGAACAAGCCATCGATTCAAGTCCATCCCACCAATGGTGAAGCCAGCTATGAAGCTGCCCAGATCTATGAAGGCCTCATTCGTCACATTGAATACAAGTCTAATGCTAAGGTGGCCTATGATATTGCCAGTGAGCAACAAGTCGGTGGCGGTATTGGATATGTTCAAGTAATTACTAAATATGCTGATGATTCAACATTTGACCAAGAAATATTTATTAAAGAGATTCCGGATGCTTTGTCGGTTTATTTAGATCCACACATTAAGAAACGTGATGGCTCGGATGCCAAGTATGCTTTTATTTATGAGGATATGCCAAGGAAAGAGTTTGAGCGTAAATATCCCAATGTTAAAGTGCCAACAAGCAATGGTAATCAACAATGGGTAACTAAAGACATTGTAAAGGTGGCCACATATTACGAAAAAGAAACTCGTAAAGAGTGGCTTTATTCCATTACCAATGATGATGGCAGTGTTAAATTCATGCGTGAATCAGATATTACTATTGAAGAAAGAAAGCTCTTCAATGAAATCATTCGCACTAGTGGTGAAGGCATTGATCGCAGGCGTATTGATAAGCACATCATTAGAAAATACTTAATTGGTGGAACTGAAGTGCTGGAGAAAGGTATTTGGCCAGGTACTTATATTCCGATTGCTAGGCAAGTAGGTGAAGAAGTAATCATCGAACAAAGGCTAGATCGTAAAGGCATTGTGCGTTATATGAAGGATGCACAAAGAGCATACAACTATAATGCCTCAGCTGCACTCGAATATGGAGCTCTGCAATCTAAATCTCCTTACCTTGCACCAGTCGAAGCAATCAATGGATTAGAGAATTACTGGTCCACTGCGAACACAGAGAATCATGCTTACTTGCCATACAATTCTGCTGATGAGCAAGGCAATCCAGTCCCGACACCAAGTAAAGCTCCAGCACCAACTGGTGCAACTGTCTATACCGAAGGGATGGCCACTGCTAACATGGAAATGAGTATGGCCTCTGGTCAGTATGAACAGACCTTTGGCGAACAATCTCAAGAGTTATCTGGTGTTAGTATTGATAAGAGGATTAAACAGGGCAATAGAGCTACCTTCCACTTTCAAGATGCACAGGCTAATACTGTTCAATTTGTCGGTAAGATTATTATTGATTTGATTCCTAAGATCTACGACACCAAGAGAATTGTACGAATTTTAGGTGAAGATGGTTCTGAAGATCAGATTATGGTCGATCCACAGGCACAACAAGCCATTATTCAAAAGGAAGAAGAAGTTGATGCCAAGGTTAAAACTATCTTTAATCCGAATGTTGGTAAGTTTGACGTAGTGGCAGAGTGTGGTCCGAGTTATGATACGAAGAGAGCTGAAGCATTTGATTCCATGACAAAGTTATTAGTAGCACAGCCGGCATTATCTCAAGTAATTGGTGATTTATACATGGGATCAGCCGACTTCCCTGGTGCTGATAAACTCCAAGAGCGTATGAGAAATTGGATTCCACAGAGTATTTTAGGCACTGGACCATCCGAGCAAGAACAACAAATGATGCAACAATTACAGGCATCACAACAAGCAATTCAAGAATTAACTCAGCAATTGGCTGAAAAGCAATCTTACATTTCTATCGAAAAGCAACGTGCTGACATCGATGCCTTGAACCATTTAGCATTACGATATGAAAATGAGCGTCAAGACAGTATCCAAGCATTTAAAGCTGAAACAGATCGATTGAAAGCTATTTTAGCCAACATGAAACCAGAGCAAATGAATGCTATTGCTCAAAAGACTTATCAAGAAATAGAAGTACAGCAACCCCCAGCAGTCGAATACGATCAGACACAATTTGATCCATCGCAATTGATTCATGATTATTTACCAAATATTCAAGAACCAACTCAGCAACAACCGCAAGAAATGGAATCTCCACAACAACAACCGCAAATACAACCTGAAGGAATTTAATAATGAGTGAGCAATCTACAACGCAAATAGATGCTGAATTACCTCAAGAAATAGTTACTGAAGAACCAAAACAAGAAGCAAAACAAGAAAATTCTTATAACGAACTGCCGGACTGGGCTCGTAGAAGAATGGGTGAGCTGGCTGCCGAGAAGAATGCAGCCAAGCAGAAACTAGAGGAAATGCAGTCTAAGCAACAATATCAACCTTCGCAAGAACAAACGTATTCTCCGCAAGAGAATATTCAAGAATTAGCAATGACATATGCTAAACAAATTGCAGCCCAACAAGTTCAAGAGCAATCATTTGTTAATAAAATGACTGAGATTGAAAAGAATGCAAAAGAAGAGTTTGGTGATG